CACGCCATCGCCAACAGCACCAAAGTCCTTGACGCTAACGCTTTCTCTTAGCTTGGTCTGTACTGTGGTCTGTACTGCGCCAGTGCCAGCGGGTGTATAGGTGACAAGATTAGATGTTGTAGCGCCTACATCTAATGCTCTTTGCTCTGCAACTTCAATACTTGCGTTTAAAGGAGGAGCTTCTGTAAATGTAAGAGTTGTACTGCTAGTGCTATAAGTATCATTTTCTTGATACACACCGTCAATATAAATTGTAAGTACTTCAGAAGAAGTAGGAGCAGCAGATAGAGTAAAAGCAGTAGTAGTGCCGTCACCTGTGAATTGCTGGTAAGTGATAGCACCTACTAAACTTTGATCTAATTCTTCAATAGCCGCCTGTACATTTGTTGCTGTAATAGTACCAGCAGGAGTAAAAGTAACGTCTGTAGCAGTTGAAACAGGATCTACAAAGCTAACGTCATAATCTGTATTAGAAGCTTTAGAAAGAACTTGTCCTGTTGTACCGCCAGCAGGAACACCACCAAGAACTGAAGAAGCGCCTGAGAAGTCTACTACTCCTGTCGCTGTTAAGTTAGCAGTTGTAGTTGTTCCTGATACATTTAAATTCTGTGCTGCTGCTGTTCCAGTAAAAGAAGGACCAGCTAAGTCTGCTTTAGTTGCAATAGCGGTAGCAATATTGTCAAACTCTGTTTCAAATTCTGCACCACGAATAATTTTGCCAGAATCGCCTGAAGGCAAAGTATCTTTTGCAGCAAAGTCTGTAGTTTTAGTATAGTTTGACATTTAATTTTCCTATTGCAGAAAAAGAAAAGAAAGGAAAAGGGGCCATTGCTGACCCCCTATTGGACTTACGCGTCGTAGACAGCAAGTACAAGACCAGCTTCAGGACGGTATACCTGAACGCCGTATAGAGTGTCAGCAGTGTACAGAGTTGAGAGGTACTCCTGCTTGTACTGAGTCTGTGAACGTACAGACATCTGCTCTGCGTGGACAAGAGCGTCCTTCTGCATGAGGATACAACCACGTACATTGGCCTCAAGAGTTGGGCAGTTAGACGAAACGTAAACGTCTACACCGTAAAGGTTACCAATGAGGCCAGTGTTAACAGTCTGTCCTGATACGAAGTCAGAAGACGAGAACCGCTCAGTACCCATGATTGTGTTACGTACTACTGGAGGAACAACAATGCAACGTCCGTCCATTGGTACGTCAGCGTCGTCGAGAAGCTGAATAGCTTGACGGAAACCTGCGTCAGTGAATACATCACCAGCGGCTACAGTTGAAGTAGCAAATGCAGTCAGTGGAGTACCGCCAGCAGCAGCAGCGTCAAAGTAGTAGCTGTTGCTGTTAACCCAATCAGCACCAGAAGGCGCGTTAAGGTCAAGAGTACCGTCACCAAAACCAGTAGCAGCATTCATAAGGTCAGTATCAACCTTAAGTGCCAACTGATAACCAGCATCTTCAGTGTAGAACTGACGGAGGCTGTTAAGTGCTTGTACTTCTACGATGTCCTCAATGAAACGTGAGTATTCAAAGTGACGATCAATTGTGATCTGCAATTCACCTTCTACGTTTGCTTGGATGTTGACAGCAGTGTCAGCAACCTTTGCAGAAGCAGCGCCGCGAATGGGCTTAGGAATGTGAATTACATCGCCTTTCTTACCTGTCATTGGCAGCTTCTTAACAAGAGGAGCCATCTTCAGGTTCTTTTGATATGCAGCAATTACTTCGTCACTCCAGATTTCTGGAATAAAAGTAGCTGCCGCTGTTTTGTTGACGATACTTCCACCGCCAACCGTACCGGGATAAGTTTGAGTAGCCATGATAATCTCCTTAGATTATTTTACGCGACCCTCCGCATACGCTGCCATGATCTCATCGGCTAATGCTGTATAACGGTCTGGGTCTGTTCTCATAAGTTTAATAATATCGGCCCGTCGATAAACTTTCTTCCGTGTCCCTTCGTTACTGCCTCGTGCGTTGCCTGTATTAGCTGCCTTGAGTTGTTGCTTACGCCCTTGTTTTTCAACATCAGCGGTCTGCTGTACTACTTGCTTCCGTTCTTTCCAGAGTGAGAAGAGTTCGTCAGCAGAGTCAGCATCGTACCCTTGGTCAGCGGCTACAAACAATTGAGTCCTAATCTTAGAAGCTTTAATCCACTCAGCAAACTTGGGATCAGCTAGGATCTCTTGCATGTCTGGGTGTTTATTATTAAGCGTAGCCAATGCAGCTTGTTGCTTATACTGCGATGAGTACTGTTCTGCTTCTTTTATCTTAGGATGATTTTCAATTGCACGATTAACAGCACGTTGTGGATCAGTGAAGTAATCTATATCATCTTCAGGCTCAACAGTTTGTTGAGGTGCTTGAGTTGGTATTTGACTAGCAATGTAGTCGTCTACCACTTTACGAAGTTCACCTACTTCGCCTGACTGACGACCTAAAAGCTTTTCAGCTTCTTGGTGCATCTGTACGACTTCTTCTAAAGACTTACCTTGGTATTTCTCTGGAAGAGTAGGTTGCTCTTGAGGTTGTTCAGCTTGTACTTCTTGGTCTTCAAACTGAGTCTCTACTGCTTCTTCGTTTATATCGTCCACGTTATCCATTTCTGGTTGTGGGTCAACTAGTGTCGCTCTTGACATTATTAATCTCCGTGATTATAATCATTATGGAGTTATTGTTTACTACCTGCTTTTTCGTGTTCTCGTACCCATTTCATATGAGCGCCGGGGAATGAACCATCGGAGCCATTTAGGTGAAAAGACGGGGCAGATACCATCCTTGTAGAGTTAGCACCACAACCGCACCTACTGGTTGTAACGGTAGACTCTACAAATTCTTCTGTGATGTGACCGTTGTCACACCTAAAATCATATACTTTATACATAGATTTCTTCTTGTTCTTCAGCTTCAGCTTGATCCCTAGTAGCTTTGATAGTTGCTTCTAGGTTTAGTATTGTTGCAAAAGCAGCTAGCTGACCTTTACGAAAGAAGAGTTCTTCTACATCTTTAACAGTCTGTACATCAGACAATTGTTGGGTAGTTACAGAGATTTCTTCTAAGAGTTGTTTGAAGCCTTCGTTGTTAAATAACACGTTAAAATTATTAAAATAAGTTTCAAGCTCTGGTGACATAGTATCTCTTATTATATTATATAGTTATATTATACCATACTTTTATGCATTTGTCAAGACTTTTTAGAAGTTTTTCTTCTACGTCCTGATGCTGTTACTGCATGTTTAATTTTAGCTGGTCCTGTTTTACGACGTGCAGAAGATTTCTTTTCAGCTGCTGTCATCTTTGCTGCAACAGCTTTGGGTCTACAAGAAGGGTAAGGACGTTTACTCTTGGTAGCTGACTTGCGTCCACAAGGCTTACCCGTTTTAACATCCACCCAATCTTCTTTAAACCACTTAGTGAGTCCGCCTTTTGGTTTACTCATAAGTTCCACCACGTTTCTTATACTCTTTAGTCAACCAACCTGAAGCATATGCACTAGGCCATACTTTGTATTTCTTTTTAGCCTCTGCTTTAACGCGAGCGTACAATGCTTTGTTTTTAGGTTTAGGGCTGCTTTTTGCTTTAGCCATAACAATTACTTCTTTTTCTTTTTGTTAGTCGCTGTGCGTTGACCACGTTTTGGTAAAGCAACTTTCTTTTTAGGCTTCATTGATTTCATTCCGTAACCGGGCATAGTTTTTTCCTTTGCTGTCTTAGACAGGTCTTCAAAATGGAAAAGAGGTACTGATGTTTTTCCATGGGTTTTACCTGAATGAAGTGAACCATCAGGCATCTTATGTGTGCCACCTGTATACTCAGTGCCATCACGTTTATAATGTTTTACACCTTTGGCCATCTATATCACCACTTTTTACACGACCAGTATCGTGCTGTGAGTTTGCTGGGTGGATTTGTATCGCACTTGTGACGCGCTCTAAACGACTTTCGTCGTGCAGGTTGGTCTTTTTTAATAGTCATTTTGGCGTCACCAAAACGTATGGTCTTGGTTTTGTCGCCTTGTTTAGCTACTACTACAAACTTCTTAGTTGGGTGACTAGGCGTCCGCTTTGGTTTGTTGTACCCGCTTACCCCTGCTCGTGCTAGTTTTGGGTCCTTGGACTTGGGCATTAGACAACTCCTCCACCTTGGTTTCCAGTTGGTCCACCTTGGCCTCTAGGTCCTGTAGGCGCTGAAATGTTCCTTGGAAGTGGTTGTTGACTTGGTCCAGAAGGGACTGCATTTCTTTTTGCGTTATTAACATTGGTTTTACCTTCTATCTGCTTCTCTTTGAGGAGAGTATCGGCCACTCTCATGCGGCGTTCAAACTCTTTGTCTTCAGCGTCACCTTCACGAAGGTTTCGGGTGATAGCGTTAATACGGTCGATTTCAAGCTCCTGAGGTACAGCCTGAGCCTCTGCAGCCAACTTAGTAGCCCTAGCTTGTGACTCTTGAGCCTGCGCTGCTAAAGCCGCTGTCTGGGACTGCTGGAACTCCAGTTGTGCTTGTTGTGCTTGCATTTGCATCTGTTGTGCCTGAGGATTAGGCTGCATAGCTTGCTGCATAGCTGCAATAAGTTCTTCACGGTTAGACAAGTTCATGTTGTCAATAATGCTTTGAATCAATGTATTGTACAGTGGTGATTGTCGATCCATAGTTTGTAGTAGTTGTACAAGCTGAGTAACTTCGTATTCTCGTGCAATGATACCTAGTGTGCTGCTAGCGTTAAACTTGTAGTCCGCAACGGGGTAGTTTTCAGGATCAAACTGCATGTAACGATAGGCAGCTTTCTTAACAAATGGGATAAGGAATGACTGTTGGAAGTTAATCAGTGTGCGCTTGTGACGTTTAATAATAGCGCCAAGAGACATACTAATACCAGCGGCAGTAGCCTCGCCGTTAACCTGACCTGCAATTCCTGCTGAGTCAACGGCTCCTGTTGCTTGCTGTACCATTTGCTGCAATGCTCCGGCTTGAGCAAAAGTAATTTGACTGACTTGACCAAAGTTAAAAGGTTGAAGAACTTCACGAGGATCTCCGTTAGTAAGAATCATTTTACCGGGACGTACTTCAGGCTTTGCGCCTCGTGGGAGCCTAGTTGCATCAATAGCCATCATTGGGTGAATAGTTAGGCTTAGTGCATCAATACGTGCGCGTAGTTCTGTGTCAAGTGCTTTTTGACTGTTGTATCCTTTTTCACATACACCACGGCCCCAGAAACGTCCGGGTACTACGTCCCAAGGGAAAGCAACAACAGGACGGTCTTGCATCATGTATGGGTTTTCTTCAGCCTTAAGAAGAATGCCCCCGTTAGCAATTACTACAACGGCCTCTACGTACTTTGAGTCTGACCCTTCCTCCCCTACCGTTTCTTCGTCATCGTCGCTCACAGCGGCATCTAGAAGCTCTCGTGGCACTAAACCGTAGTACTTAGTTAAACGAACTTTGTCGTCGTTGTAAATAGTCAGGTCTTGGTCGGGTTCCAAGTCAGTATCAGGAGCAGCAGAACCAACGTACACGTCACGGTACACGCCTTGTTCTTGTAGTAATTCTACTTGGTGTTTGCTAACAAACTCGTCTATAGCTACACCCATAGCGTCATCAACAGACGTAGCTACAGGGTCAATAAGGAAGTTCTGAGGAAGTACAGGCTTAAGTTTTACAACCACACGGTCAGTAATGTTTACTCCTACTGCTTGTAAATCTCCACCCATAATAGGCTGAGTAGCAGGAGCCATTTCTTTCATTTCTTCAATAACAATCTCACCAATGCCTGTACCAAACACGGCTGAGTTAATAAGACATTCAGCTACTGCTTTACGTACCATGCAGTTTTCAAAGTCTTCTGTTAGTTTGTTTCGTAAAAACTGTACGTCTTGCTTGTCAGTGTCACCCATGTTGTCACTAACGTCAAACCACTTGCCACGTCCAAAGGTAGCTTCTTCTAGTTCTGCTACGTTAGACTCAACAGCTTGCTGTAGTGCAGGAGAAATAATACGGGAACGCTCAGACTGACGCTCACTGTCAGCAGGATCCCACTGGCCACGCCATAATCTATAGTACTCTTCAAATTTATTTTCATAGTTGCTTTCGTAAAAATCCCTCCAGTCTTCGCACTTATTTATAACCCAGTCTTCTAGTGATTCTTGGATCATTAACGGGTCTTGTTCAAATAGTTCAGTCATACTAATATCCTGCTACAATATCTAAAATTTCAGGTTCTTCAAGGTCTAGATCTGCTATACCATAAGGTACGTTAGCTAACTGATCTATATAAGCTAGAGCGTCAATTAAGTCGTCGTGTGTTAACGGATCAGGGAATTGGAATAGCTGGTCTAAGAAACGACTGTTCCACTCACCCTTATTAAGTTCTATGTAACCGTTTTCAAAACGCCCTTGTAACGCCCACATGATTCTGTCTGTTTTCTTTTTGTTACCGTGGGTTAGTTCTTCTACCCTAAAGAACATACCGTATCTTTTTTGCATGTCCATCAATGGTGACATAACAGCTTGTTTAGCAATACCTCTTTCGATTCCAACCGACACGGGACGGTAATCTCTAACGGCCTGAAAAATCTTAGCTGCTGTTTCGTCAAGTGTCCATCTACCGTATATGATATTGTCAACAAACCAACCATGCTCGCTGACCTTAACCACGGCAATCGCTGTTTCGTCAAGCTTGGAGTTTTTAGTCTTCTTCTTGTTGACCTCTTCAAATCCTGCCAAGTCAACTGCAATGTAGTAATCTCCTACTTCAGGTTCTTCGTCGCTAAAAGATACCCAGTCCTCTTTAAACATTTCTGAACCACGCGCTTCAAACGACGCCATAAATTCCTGACGAAACGCATAAGAAGACATAGAGCGCTTTGCAATATCAATTTCAGACGGGTCAAGAAGAGGATTGTCGTAAGAAGTAAAGTGCCATGCCTTGTACGTTTCATCATCGCCTAACTCCGCATATTTGTAAAGTTCATAAAAGTGGTTCCTTCCCATAGGTGTACCAATAAACATGGCACATCCTTTTTGGTCTGCTAGTGCTGGTCTAAGGATTTGTTCAAAGACCTCTGGCTTCATGTCAGCGTATTCGTCCATGACTAGGAACTTAAGGCTAACACCTCGCATTGTTTCTGGTCGGTCGGCGCCTTTAAGACTAATGGTTGCTCCGTTGACCAGTTTGATTTGTAAATTATTGATGTGACTGCCAGCGATAACAGGATGACCCAACTCCAAAAGAGTTTGCCACATGATGTCTCGCGCCTGTCCTTGGGTAGGTGCAACATAGAATACATGTCCCCTATCGGCCTGCAAAGCATTTACTATTAACATCCATGCTGCTAACCTAGACTTACCCGTACGTCGCCCAGCAGCTACTATTTTAAAGCGCGTATCGTCTGCCCAGACCTCTTGTTGCCAAGGCAGTAGTTCTATATTAAGATCCATTGAAGTTTACAAACGCTGTTGGTCTTTCTAAAAGCTCAAAGGTAACTGCTACTTCCATTTGCCCTGTTGCTGA